TAACCGCCGCCGAAGATATAGGTCATGTCATCCGGCAGGGTTTTGTACGTGAACTGTATCAGGTCGTCCGTGTAGGTTGTCCACGTAACGTAATTGGTGTTGTCCGTGACGTTCTTGGCATCCACCCACACCTCGCGCCGTGAGGCATCATCGAGATTGGCTACAAAGGCAATCAGGTGGTCGCCTGAGTCGGCAAACGTCGCGCCGTTGTTTTTGATCTGTACGTTTAAAATGGTCTGCCGTGCGGCATTCAGTCCCTGCACGTAGATATAACCGTCGGTAGCCATGTGCATCGAGAACGTAACCGTTGTGTCGTTGGTGTCCTCTACATAAATCAGGTACGCCGGGTTGGTGGCCGGTGCGCTCTCGCGGCAGAATCCAGCGGTACACGATACTGCCTTGCTGTCTGACATCTCCGTGTTGTTGGAGGTGGTGGAGGTGGCCTGCACGAAGTTGGACGGCTGCACGTTCATTTGCAGCGGCACGCTGCCCAACAGGTTGCCCTGGTTCAGGTCATCTTCAGTGGCGCATACATAACTGGTTGGTGTCAGTACCTGCCCCGTACCTTGCACGTCACAGTCGCCAGCAGCAATGATAAATTCAACTTCGTCAAAGAACAGTCGTGCGCCGGGCCTGCCGTACAAACCACCATGTATAACCGCCGTTTGCCGGATACGCTGGATTGGATCGCCGTTGTCGGTGTAGGTGCAGGGGTCAAACTCGTAAACCGCGCCGTTGGAGTGGTCAGCGGCAAAGTTCAGCCCGTAAATCCTGAGCATGGACGATGCGCGATGGCGGTCATCGTTCACGCCATACGACAACTGGAACCATGCGCCGGAAGGCTCATGGAAGCCCCATGTGCGGTTAGCCGTGGGGAAAGTAAACACCACGAATTGCTGGTTGTCCTGCGTGTACTGCATGACAATACAGTCGTCAATCTTGGAGTATGAGGAAAACTCAACACCAACCGGCGGGGTGCCGATATTGACAAAATCCAGCCCGCTTGAACGTATGGGGCGGCGCTTGTCATCCAGGAAATACATGTACTCCGAGGTGGAGGTAATCGCGTGTGTACCCGCTAACCCGTAAGGCCGCACACCGCCCTGCACCCGCGCCCACGGGGGATTGCCGATACCTGAGTTGTACCACGGCTCCACTGAGGCAGAACCAAAGAAGTACATCAACTGGTTAAAGGCAAACACCCGTACAATGTCGTCGGGATGCCCCTCGGCGGTGGCAAAGTCCAGTGCGTCAATAGAGAACTCAGGGTCTATGGACGACGAGACAAACTGCCCGGAAACGCCGTTATTCTGGTCCAGTACGAACTGTGAGTTCATATAGGCAACCGACACCGGATTGACCAGATCCGGGTCGGTTATCGCCTGAAGGCCACCCGCCGTTGTGTACTTGTATGCTGTGCCGCCGGTAGTAATAATCATCTGGATCGAGTCGTTGGCAAACACGCAACGCGCCGTTCCTTCAATACTGCCGTGGCTGGTATCTATACCCTCATCGTCTATCGAATACAGGGTGTTGCCCTTGACCGTGAACATGGTGCCGTTGAAATCGTGCATTCCACGATCTGCACCGGACATCAGCGCAAAGGGTTTCAGTCCCGGCGTATTGTGTTCGGAGGCAACCGCCCGCGCCTCTGGGTTGATTTCCGGCCACAGGTTTTTGGACACCTGTGCCGACAGCGCCAGTTCGCGACTTTTATACGCTGGCCCGACGAGAGGAATCTCGAACATCAGTAGTTTTCTATTTCGGTCTGGCCCATTTTCTGTTTCATCATCAGTGCGCGGATGCGGTTGATGGCGATACCGGCCTCAATCTTGATCCACTGATAACGAGAGGGGTCAACACCGTATTTAACCGCCCGGTGGTCAGCCATCAACATCGCCACTGACCACGCATATTGATCGGGTACGGCTGCGGTGGATGACCATGTAGTCAGTTCATCGGCTTGCAGTTCGGCATAGACCTCGGCGTAAGCCCTGTCCAGGTCGGCTGTTTCATACGATGGCAGCGTTTCGCCTTCACCCAGAATGCCAAGATTCTCGGCGGCGTTTTCCCGCACCTGTGCCAGTGTTGCCATAGTTATGCCTGTAAATGTTTGTTGGCAAAGCGCACTTCATCTTTGAGCGCGACTGTTACGTCCAGTGTCTTGATATCGTTGCCCGCCTCTATAGCGCGGGCGGTGCGGGCCAGATGCGTATAGGCCTGCCGCGCACCGTCATGGCTTTGTATGCTGGCCTGGAGAATTTTGATCTTGCCGTCGAACTCGCTGATACGGTCTGTGTGGCGTTGGGCAAGGGCCAGAAACTCCGATTCAGTGAACGGCGGTTTGCCAAACTTGGGTTTGCCGCCTGACTCCATGCCTTCTACATAATCTGCCCGGCATACCGGGGAAACATCAGGCAGTACCACGTTGACACCCTTGCCCCTGGCAAAACCTATCCACGCTTCCATGCAGGGCCGCTGCCAAAAGTACTCAAAGTCGTCAACCGCCATGTCCACGCCGTACAGTTCTACATGCTCATAACCGCGCAACATGGCAAGGCACAGCATCATGGCCGAACTGGAGGTCAGGTACAGCGAGCCGAAAAGCTGCTTGGATTCCTTGTACGGAAACTGCTGTACATGGTTGGCTTTAATGGGGAAGAACTGCCCGACAATCATCGGGATATTCTTTTTCACCAGCCATTCCGCATAGCCGGGTTCGTGCTGCGACAGGTCGTCGTGGATTTCAAATATCAGGTCAAAGCGCGGATAACGGTCACAGCGGTTGCCCAGTACCCACACGTCATAGTCGGGGTTGTTGAATGGTGCCTTCATCTCACTGGATGGGCCACCACAAACGATTGCCAGTTTATTCAAGGAACAATACTCCTATACCCATTTTGCGGTTGTCGGAGGGATCAATGATTTCTTCATGCGTGTATTGTTGTTTTAGTTCGCGCCACAAGCGCGGCACACCTATCTTCAGGCCGCCGCAGTCCAGCCCTTCGCCGTCTATGTCGTGAAACGCCACAATGCGGGCGTTGTTAAATCGTTCCCAGTCCCTTTTAACCGCCTCGTAGCGGTGGTCTGCATCAATCAGCACGGCATCGTGATAACCCGTCTCAACCTGAGCCGAGTCGCCAATTATCAATGTGACGTTGTGCCGCTTTGACAGGTCTGCACAGCAACGGCGTAACGCCTGTTCGCTGCTGCCACCCCACGGGCCGTTGGGCATGTCCACCGCCGTCCCGCGGGGGATACCTGCGCTGGTCATGACCTCATAAAAGGTGTCGCCGTGACGCGCACCTATTTCAAGGTAGGACTTAACCTTGCGTTGTTTGAGTATCTCAATGAATCGTTGCAGTTCGCGCGGCTGTTGAGATGCCAACCGTCCGCTAAAAGTGGAGAGGGGCTTGCACCCCTCTCCGGTACTTCTAGTCAACTACGTAATAGAGATCAACCGTAACAGTGCCGGTTGCCGTGGTAGGGGCATCCTTCACCGAAGCGTAAACCTCTAAAACACCGCCAGGGTCAGACGATTCGCTGGCGACCAAATCCCATGCGGGCAGGCCGATATTAGCGACATCGGAGAACACCAGAACGTCCGAGCCTGCGGCTGACAAGGCAAAGCCGTTGCCAATCGCGTCCGGGTCATCTGCGTTCGCCAGGTTGCCATTCACAGCCTTGATCCCGATATCGAGAGTAGGGCTGCCGGAAGTGGCAAGATCGTCGTTGTACAAGCGACTGGACCCCAACAGGCGAGCGTTGGAAGGGATATACCCAACCGTGAACGTATCGCCTGAAGTGGTTGCCGCAAGTTCGGTGGTGGCACACAGGTTTTTAACGCTGTATGCCGCACCCTGTCCGGTTGCTGCCAGAAGGTGTGAACGTCTTTCAGTAGCTACAGTATTAGCCATTTTTCATACCTCCTATGCTGCGCCTGAGAAGAACCCAGTTACCATGCCGTGCTGAACGCTGTTGAAGAACGTCTTTTTGATGTCCTCCTTCAGTTCAACAGCCACACCCGGTTGGAACTGGAAGTCGTACTCCCGGTCAACCTTGATGTCAGGTGCCTGGCCCAAGCCCCATACCAGCGCCTGTGCGCCACACAGGAAGGCCGGTTCAACCTTGATGCTTGATGCACCAGCGGTTGCCAACGGCTGTCCGGTTGCGGAGAACAGGGTGGTAATTTCAGGAACCTTGCG